ACAGAGGCCACAGTCTTAGGCTGGGTACAGGCGCAGGTTAGCCAAGAAGATACTGAGGCTGCAATCCAAGCAAAGCTGGATGCAATGGCAAACCCAACCACTCTATCAGGAAAGCCTTGGGCCTGATAGCTACATAAAGGAGACTGATATGACTACCGAAGAAAAAAAGGTTGTTATTGATGACGTTGAATACAAAGAGAGTGAACTATCTGACGAAGCTAAGGCTTGCATTAATCACTTAGGTTCCCTCGACAGTAAGATTGCATCAGCAGAGTTTAACCTAACTCAACTACGTGTTGGACGTGAGGCATTCATGAAGATGCTTAAGGATGCCCTAGAGCAGAAACCTGAAGAGGCTTAAGAATCATGTCAAGAGACCTGTCCAGTGGCGTAGTAGAAAACCTAGAAGATGAGGTAATCTATCCCTTCTTTGCGGTTGAACTGCTGTTTGATGTTGGTGATTTTACTGCTGTTGATGGCACAGTAAATGACCGCATACTTCGTCTTTGGACAGGCTTTGGTACACTTACATATGAAGGTGTTGACTATTTTGGTACTGGTAACTTACTAGAGGTTTCTACTGTTGAAGAGTCAGCAGAGATGGCTGCTAAGGGTGCTACATTAACCCTTAGTGGTGTCCCTAGTGATGTTATCTCTTTAGCACTCAGTGAAGAGTACCAAGGTCGTCAGGCTAAGTTATACTTTGGTCTACTACAAAAAGGCCAACTACAAACTGAAGGTTCTAACTACATCCTGCTACAAGACGGTGGTAAGATATTCCTTGAGGATACTAAGACAAGTCTGACTGAAGTATTCATTGGTTATATGGATCAGATGAGTATTAATGAAAGCCCAGATACAGCTTCTATCCAACTTACCCTTGAGAACAGACTAATAGACCTTGAACGTGCAAGAGTTGGTCGTTTCACTTCAGAGTATCAGAAGTCTATCTATCCTACAGATAAAGGCTTTGACTTTGTAGAAGGTATGCAAGACCTTAAGTTAAACTGGGGACGTACTGTTGATTAAGTACCAGCAAGAGTTTATTAGCTCTATTAAATCCGACATACCACCTCTACTGTACTTAGATTGGCTAGAGATTGAACACCATAAAGATATTAGAGAGTTTAACCCTGATTGGGATGCTTATGAAGCTCTTGAGCAAGCAGGTATCCTTAAAGTCTTTACAGTACGATCTGATGAAGAGTTGGTTGGCTATTATTCCTGTGTCGTTTCCCCTAGTTTACATTCTAGAGGTCTTCTTCAAGCTACTGTAGATGCTATTTACTTGCACCCAAATCACAGGAAAGGCTTGATAGGCTACAAGCTAATTAAGTTCGCAGAGAAATGCCTCAAGGAAGATAACGTAAAGATAATCCTCTTAGGTACAACAGAAGTAAATCCCATTGACCCTCTCTTGTTAAAGCTGGGTTATAGTAAGACAGAAGTCAAGTTCGAGAAGGTTTTGTAAGATGGTCGCAACTGTTGGTGCATTTCTATTAACAGGGGGTACTGCTGCTGCGGCTACAGCTACAGGGATTACCCTTGCTACTTATTATGTAGTTGGTTACCTTGCCACTACTGCCCTCACAAGTGTAGTCCTGCAAGGACTTATGCCTAAACCTAGAGGGCCAATGGGAGCAGGTGGTGGCTCTAATAGTGCCAATAGGGGATATCAAGTTTCCACTAGAGGGCCAAGACAAGACCATCAGATTATCTATGGGGAGAGCCGTGTTGGTGGTGCTATTGTCTTTGATGCAGTCTCAGGTGAAAACAACAAGATACTACACCGTGTAATTGCCTTTGCTGGACATGAGATTGAACAGTTTTCTACATTCTACTTTGATGACCAAGTTCTTACACTAACCACAGATGTTGATAGCAATGGTGCTACTTACTACAAGCCAACATCAGCTACTGATAAACGAGGTATTAGTAGTAGTCGGTATAATGACTACGTTCGTATATACCTAAAACATGGTGGCTCAGAGAATGCGACAGCTATTCAGTCTCTTATTCAGGCTGGGGTAGACTGGAACTCTGACCACAAACTACAAGGTGTAGCTTACGCCTATTTTAGATTAGAGTTTGATGCTGATGTCTTCCCTAATAACGTCCCAAGTATAACTTGTAAGATTAAGGGTAAGAAGGTCTATGACCCACGTACAGAGACCACTGCTTGGTCTAGTAACCCTGCTTTGTGTGTACGAGATTATCTGACAACAAGCACTTATGGTCTAGGAGAGGGTAGCTCTACAATAGATGATGCTAAGATTATTGTAGCTGCTGATGTCTGTGACTACAAAGACTATGATGTAAACGATCCTGATCCTGCCTCTACGAAGACAGGCGGTACTCGCTTCAGTTGTAACGGATCATTTACCACTGGTATGACCCCCCATGATGCTCTTACAGATATACTTACTTGTATGGGTGGTACTCTATGGTATGGTCAAGGTAAGTGGAGACTAAAGGCAGCACACTATGTTGCTCCTACCCTTACATTTACCACAGATGACTTAAGATCGGCTGTTCAGGTATCTACTCGTCATAGTCGTCGTGATAACTTTAATACTGTTAAGGGTACATTCCGTGGCCCTGAAACTGATTACCAACCTACAGATTATGCAGAAGTTACTAACAGTGCTTTCCGTGATGCTGACAATGGTCAGATCAGTGTATATGACTTAGATTTACCTTTTACAGATGACTTTGATATTGCTCGTCGTCTAGCTCTTATTACTCTTGAACGTAACCGTCAACAGCTTACCGTTAGAGCCTCATTCGGTCTAAGGGCTTTCCAAGTACAAGTTGGAGATGTTATACGTCTTACCTTAGATCGTTTCGGTTGGGATAACAAAGAGTTTGAGGTCATGCAGTGGACATTTGGTCTACAGGAAGAAAGTGATCTACAAGTAGAGATGACCTTACGTGAAATCTCTGAGAGTGTCTATGATGACATCTCTGATGGTCAGGTCTATGAGAGAGACAATACAAGGCTCCTAAGCCCATTTGAAGTTCCTACTGTAGCTATCACACCTGCTAACCAATATGGTGGTATCTTCAAGGTTGTTAGTGAGAAGCTATTACGTGAGTTACAACTTGATGTAACCTCTTCAGATGCTAGTCGTTTGAACTATGTAGAAGTTCAGTATAGACTCTCTGGAGTGGGTAACTACCTTCCTATTGGTCAAGGTGATGTTGGTCGATACTCAGTCTTAGACTTGGACGAAGGTAGCTACGATGCTAGGGTACGTGGTGTTAATACTTTTGGTGTTAAGGGAGAGTGGTCTTATGTTACCGACTTCCCACTAGCTCCACTAGATACTCCACCCTCTGATATTGACCCTGATGATTTATCCTTTGAGATTTCTCAAGGTACTATCTTCATCAACTGGGAACCTATCTCTGATCTTGATCTGTCGTATTATCAACTAAAATATTCCTCAGACACCTCTACAGCCTCTGTGAGTGATGCTAATGACCTCTGGGGTGGTAACTCTAATATTGTAGTTAAACGTGTTGCTAGACCTGCTACAAGTGTAGCCCTACCAGCTAAGTCAGGTACATTCTTAATTAGAGCCGTGGATAAGGCAGGTAACTACTCTGACAACACAGGGTATGTTGTAGTGCCCCCTACAGCCTTACCAACACTAGGTGTTTCTGTTACCCAGACTGAGACAAATGACTACAACACTAATAGCAACACTAATATCACTGTAGATACAACTACCACTCCTGACGAGATTACTATTAACGACACAAGTGCAGCTACCCCAACTGGTACATATACCTTCGGTGGGGACTTGTCTGGTAGTCAGACATTAGCGGATCAAACTTATATTGACTTAGGTTCTTCACGTACAGCTACAGTGTCCTCTACAATCACACAAGAACGTCATATTGACTACGCACAAACTTGGGACAACATCCCTCAGACATGGGACACATGGCCCAGTACATGGGATACTTGGACAGATGAAGATGCCGCATTTGGTGACTTCTCTAGTGTAGTTGAAGTAAGAGCAACACCCGATGATCCGTCAGGGTCACCCACTTGGGGTGCTTGGGGGCCAGCAGACGGATCACAATATGTGGGTCGTGGTTTCCAGTTTAGGGTAAGACTAAACGCAAGCAACACAGGGGTGTCTCCAGCGGTCACAGCATTAACAGGAACAGTAGGTTACTAATGTCACAAAATAGCTTAACAATCGGAAACGTATCAGCAGCTTCAGCCCGTACTGCTATAAACAATGCGTTTGATACTATCAATACACTACACAGTGGAACTTCTGCACCTAGTAGTCCAAGTACTTATCAGCTTTGGTTTGATACTACTACTAGCAAGTTAAAGATTTACGATGGTTCTGATTGGATTACTATCGGTAAACTTGATGCAACGGCTAACGATTTTCACCCTGTAATTGGTAACTGGGAAATTACACACTCTGGTAATGATTTAATCTTTGCCTACAGTGGTTCTAACAAAATGAAGCTAACATCCACAGGTAACCTTACTGTAACAGGCGATGTAACTGCATACGGAACTATCTAATGGCTCTGCAAGGTAACAACAACCCTATATCATTGTCAGATATCCAGACTGAGTTTGGTGGGGTTAATCCTATCAGTATGTCTGAGTACTATCGTGATGGTCTTTATACCACTTACAATAATACTACCGTACCTACCAGCGGTGAAATTGACATGAGCAATTTCTATAGTACCGTTGCTGCATTTGAGTATGTTGTTTCCTCAAGTGTCCAAGAGCTTAACTTATATACTGCTGCAACAAGTGCAGGTTGGAATGGCATTGACCCCATAAGACTTACAGTCAACTCTGGAGTTTATGTTTGGTCTGATAGTACATCTACTGGTGGTCTTGTCATCTCTAGTGCCTTTAATGGACTACTTCGCATTGTCAATAACGGCTATATTATTGGTCGTGGGGGTAATGGTGGTGGTTACAATGGTGGCCCTGCTATTCAGAACAGTGCAACTGGTGTACTTTTAACCAATGCCGTTAGTGCATTTATCGCTGGTGGAGGCGGTGGCGGTGCTGTAGCAGGTGGCGGCGGTGGTGCTGGCGGTGGTACAGGTGGTTCAAATGGCCCTGCTGGTGGTGCAGGGGGTGCTATAGGTCAATCTGGTTCAGACGGTAGTGTCCAGTATGCTGGCGCACTCGCATCACAAGGTGGTGACGGAGGAGGTGCTGGCGGTGGCGGTGGTAACTACGAAGATAGTGGCTCTGCCTTTATTTTAATCCTGGGGCGTATGGCTACGGTGGTGGCGCAGGTGGATCAGCAGGTAATGCAGGTACTACAGGTTGTAACAACGGTTTCGGCGGTGGCGGAGGCTGGGGTGCCAGAGGTGGTAACAATGGCGGCTTAGGTGGTGCAGCTATCACTGGAACAGCAATTACTGTAACTAATAACGGCACTATTTATGGGGCTATATCATAGGAGTAAACATGGGATATCAACTAGGAACACGTAGCTTACAGAAACTATCAGGTGTGCATCCTGATATGGTTGCTGTCGTTAAAAGAGCAATAGAACTCTCAGAGCAGGACTTCAGTGTCCTTGAGGGTATTCGTCATATTAATCGTCAGAGAGAGCTTGTGAAGACTGGTAAGTCTACCACAATGAACTCTCGTCACCTAACAGGTCATGCAGTTGATCTAGTGCCTTATCCTGTGTCGTGGGACTGGGAATACTTCTACCCTATTGTCGATGCTATGAAGGCTGCTGCTGAAGAACTAGACATTGAGATTACTTGTGGTGCTGACTGGAAAAACTTCCCTGATGGGCCACACTTTGAATTATCTTGGAACTCTTATCCAGCGGAATAGAATAAAATGTATGAGATGATTGACCTAGTTATGCAATGGCTAGTTGCACCTCTTGGTATATTGGTGTGGCACTTATTCTCCCGATGTAATAAACATGAAACAGAAATAGCAGTACTTAAATCTCAATTAGAATCATCTAAAGTTTCCTACGATAGGGAAATGAAAGAGATGAAAGAAACAATCAAAGCAATCTTTAACAAACTCGACAGTATAGAACATACACTGCGAGAGAGATAATGGACAACAAAGCCTTGGTTGGTGTGCTATTTGCAGCCCTAGTTGGTTTATTGGGTTGGAATATAAGCACAACTCACGAACTAACACTACAAGTACAGAAACTGGAAATTATACTCCTCAATGATGCCTTTGCAAAATAGGGGAGTGAAATGTTAGACCCAGTTACTATTATCGGCGGGGCAACTGTCGCCTTTAATGCTATCAAGAAGGGCATTGCTGTCGGGAAAGACTTGCAAGATATGCACGGTCAGTTATCTCAATGGGCAGGTGCTATGTCAGACTTAGGTCAGGCAGAGAAACAAACAAATAATCCACCTTGGTGGAAATCTTTAAGTGGGTCTGTAGAGGCTGAAGCTCTGGAAGTTTGGAATGCCAAACGTAAAGCAGAAGCCATGAGAGAAGAGCTACGCCAGCATATTAGTTTCATATACGGGCCATCGGCATGGGATGAATTAGTCCGTACTGAGGCAAGAATACGTAAAGAAAAACGAGATCAGGAATATCGTAAGGCAGAGATTATACAAGAGATAATCACTTGGACGGTAACCATAGCACTGTTAATTGTTGGTATAGGTATTCTTGGTTTTATAATCTACTTGGTAAAATGATTAGGAAGAATAATAAGTACTACGTTTATGATGACAAAGGTAAGATACTTATTATTACTACAAGTAAAAGGATAGCACAGCATGTCTATAACACCAGAGTGGCTAGATAAGTGGCGTATATGGCCTCGTATGATTATTACACTATATGGGGTAGCCTTCTATCAGACGACAAACTGGTTTATGAACTTACCTGATCCTACTAATGCACAAGCAGGTTTCGTATCAGTTATTGTTGGTGCTGGTGCAGGTTAATCGTAGTTCTACTAACGTCAGCGTTAAGTAGTTGTGGGTTAACATCCCTAATTCCTACTGGTGGGACTAACGTAGCTGCTAATACACAACTTGGTAAAGAGAATAACCAAGGTGTAAACACAAGCGTTGATCGTAGTGTAAGACCAGTATTACGACCAGAAGGCCCAGTAGAGAATATACAACAAGATAATAGTACGACAAATAATACTGAGATTGACCCCCTACTATTGATACTATTGGTATTGGGGTGGTTAGCCCCATCACCGTCTGAAATGGGAAGAGGCTTACTTAAGCTGTTCAGACGTAAAGAATAAGAAGAACATCCATACTCTGCATAAACTAAACCCCTGAATCCTTAGTTGGACTCAGGGGTCTTTTTGTGTCTACTCTTCGGATAGACCTAATTTGTTCATACACATTGCCGTACCTTCATACAGCATTTCTACATCCTTCTCTACTTTACCTATACGGTATAATGCCCAAGCATTAAATCCCATACTTGCAATTAGTAGACCTTCAATTACGGTCATTTCTTCTCCTGTTGTTGTATTAATGCTTCTAGATACCA